TCTTTAAAGGGGCTTAATCCATTAGACATTCTTTGTTTGGCGTGGTCTACTGCTTTCTTAAAAATCTCGTCCGTTATCTTCCCCCCGCCTTTTAAGTGATCTATTTCTTTTTCTGTAAGGGTAGGAACAATAGCTGGAATTAGTGTTTCTTTCCCATCAAACTCTACTCCTATAGATAACTCAGTCATAGTACGACCATCGTCCATTTTAATAGGACCTAAGAATCCGCTTCCCTTCATAGTTCCATCAACTCTTTGTCCATATTTTATAGCCTCAGCTGCCTTAGTCTTAAGTCTATAGTCCACAGGAATATTCGTAGGATCTAACCCAGGATTCATCTCTTGTAATTCCTCTGTTGTCATACCAAGATCTTGTGATACTCCCCAAAGAGTATCTCCTTTTTGCATGATGTATCCAGAGTCTTCTGTTCCCTTGAGTTCTTTACCATATCTATCTAATGCATCAGAGATTAGAACGAACCTTTGCCATGTAGACCCATTCTTTGCTTTTTGTTCTCTCTGCCATTTACCATCAAGAAACTCTTTAGATGCTCCCTCCCAATCTCCACGAGCAATCATACGCATGGTATTAGGACTCTTGGCTGGAGTAAGCATCGACCAAAAGACACCATTGATTATCGCTTGCTGTAGATACGGAGGAAACTCTGATAGATTCTCGAATGGTTGTACAAAGATTCCACTATTCTTCTCGGTTTCTATCTTAAGACCTTCGGCTGTTATGGTATGTTCTCTAACATTCATCATGAATATCTGATCTACTTCTGATCTTGTAAGCCCTAGTTCACCTGAGAGTATATCGTCATAGTTTTTCTCAGGTGCTACAATCTCTAGTTGTTCTATGAATTTATGCTTGCGATCTGGACCTATGTTACCGCCAATTCCAATCGTAGGTATACCTTTACTGTCTAAGTAAACTTTATAGGTGTCAGATGCCTTATCGTATCCCCATTGTTCTGGAACACTTAGGACTACTTCGAATGGTATGATACTATCGGCAATATCAGAGATATTATACGAAGAGAATCTCCATTTGTTTATCTGTTCTTCTGGGACGGGGCGATACAAACTAGTATCTACCTTGTCTCCAGGGAGGAAAGAAAATAGACGATTATCTAGAACGGTTTTGTTACCCTCTGGATCTCTTCGTCTGTATAATACAGTACCTGCATTTCTCTCGCCACGTAACATTCTACCGAATGTCTCATGCTTCTCTGATTTCAATAGTAGTCCTACATTGGGTCCCGTGGGTATCCTAGATGCATAATGATTACCATCATATAAAGATAGACCAGTAGATGTTTCGTATTCCTTAGCTGATATCATATCATATTCACCAGAGGGGAAGGTTCTCTTTTCTTCTATCTTGGGTTGCTGAAATCCTAGTCTTATAAAAGACTCTACAGGTAGGTCTGCTTGAGCTAATTGTTTAAGGTGAGGATTTACTAGATTCTCAGCTCTACCTGCTTTGAGTTCTTTCTCTAGTTTATTTGCATCTATAACTCCAGGCGGTGCCATAGAGATTGCTTGGTCTACCAAGTATGGTATATCATCAAACATAGTATCTCCTAATTCCAAGAACGCTTATTGCGTTTCTTTTTATTTGTTTTATCTGTTAATCTCAAGGCTCCTGATACCTTCTTGGATAGCAATCCATAGATACGGTCATCACTTAGCCATTGGTCTACGATCTCATCTCTTTCTTTAGCTCTATTTTTCTCTACAGCATGATCTACATTAAGACCAATGGTGTCTTCCCAGTAACTAATAGCAGCTGCTAGGATATCCACCCTATCGTCACGCTTAAGAGAGCCTCTGGAGCCGTGTATACGAGTAAGCTGTAGCTGGGTCTCCTTATCCTTAACTGCCCGTGTATCGAAGCACAGGCGATGCTGAGACATAATAGGTTCTAGGGCAGCAATGATCCTTCGTTCCTTATTCTTAGTTGCTCTAAAGTCTTCAATAGCTACCTGACCACAGGTCTCACCGATAATAGGTCTAAGGAGCTGACAGAACATGGCATCTCCAAAGTTAGACTCTACTCGTATAAGTTTAATATCATATCTAAAGGCTAGCTTAGATATCTTTTGTAGTGTAACATCATTATAGCCCCCCTCAAGCCCTAAGAGTTCATGAACAAAGATATAACCATTACATGTGGAAGCTATACATATAGCAGTTTCATCCTTACCTCGCCCTGATGGGTCGATAAACATAGCCGTTTGTATGTATGGCGTGAAGTTAGGAGAAATCCACATTGGCTCGTAGATAAGATCCCCTGCTAATCCGAACGAAGGTATCGTTCTGTTTGGAGTTGCGGATGCCCACACGACCTTCTCTGGTGCAACCTCTGGATTTATATCGAACACAATTAAATCTTTAAGTTTCAATGGATACTTCTGTGCATCTGTAAGAGATGTATCTAGTTTATAATGTAGTGAGAATAACCTAGGACCAATCTTAGCCTGTCGTTGTATAAGTACTTCTTCAGGGAATCTTTCAGGTTGAGTGGGTTTCCCTACTTCAAGTCCAGTTTGAAGAATCCATTCGTTTACGTCTTCCACTTCACTGGGGATGTTGGGATCGGGCATAACCGCAGGAAACTTGGTAACACCATAGCCTTCCTTAAGCTGGTTATAGATACTCTCTTGGGTTTGCGGAGTACCCAATAGAATAACCCGACCGCCAACATTCCTAATTTGTTCAAACTCATGTACCTTATTTAGAAGCTTATCTCTGGATGCTGCGGTTTCACAGTTACCTTCGATCTCTACATCATCTCCGATTACAAAGTCTGCGTGAGACCCTGTGATTTGTGAAGAGATACCTCTAGCATAGCAAGATTTATCCTGACCAATCTTAGTACGACATTCTACATCAAAAGCAAAGGCATTGTCTGTAGTATGATCTCCAGGTTTTAGATGTTCACAGTATGGTACTAGGTCTAAGATCTTCCTAGTCATAGAGATAAACTCTGTAGCTTTGTTTCCGGTTGCTGAGACAACCATGATAGTACAGTTAGAATCTCTTAAGAGAAACCAAGAAGCTAAACAAGCTGTGATTACGGACTTACCGAAACCACGACCAGCTTGTAACTGCATGTCTTTCTCACCATTCTGTAGTGCATCTGCCATAGCATACTGAGCAGGAGTTGGGTCACCTAGACCAAGGTACTTAAAACAAGCCCACATATGATTTCTAAAATCATCTATCATCTCTTGTGGTATGTTGGTCATGTGTTTTCTCCTCTATTATAATGCCCGATACTAGGTTCCAAACTTAAACGGAGTGTCCTTTACCATCTCTTCAATTTCGTCTAACACTTCGTTTGGAATCTCGTCTAGTTTATCTCGGTTATCATTAATAACTCCACGGATAACTTGATACAATCCCGGCGTACATTTACTCTGATCTCTTAAATCTTCTTGTAGTTGACCTAAGAGTAATTCATTTAATTTATTTATATTACTCATGTTGTTCCTGTCCAGCCTGTATCTTCAATACTACTCCATACGTTCAATCCCCAGAATGTTGCATCATCTGCTGAGGTATCTCCTGTAGGTGTACCAACAAAGTAGTGGCTATTTCCTGAGATGTCAGTTAAGACATCATCTTCTGTGTCTGTAGTACCAAAGTTTACAAAGATATTACCCATAAGGTTGACACCCTCGGTTGTTTGGCTTGTGTCTGATGTTGAGGTAGCAAATACCAATGCCTTACTTGTTGTGCTAGCATCGGCATTTAGAATATTACCCATGAAGTTGCTCTTACTTGCGTTAAGGTATTTACTATTAGTATTATCATATAGATCAACTAGGTTAGCTAGATTGATGTTAGTATCTGTAGATCTATCATCGAAGATATTATTAGTAAACAAGGATCTTAGGGCGTAGCTACTCGTTTGAGCACTGTCGTTTTTAAAATGAATACCATGTGGATCACTAGCATTACTATCGGGTGTTGATATGAATACATTATTAGATACTATTGTATCCTTCCATCCTGGATTTGTCTCAGTAGCAATACTACTTGTATTGTTAAGGTATACACTTGAGTTAAACCCATAGGTATAGTTATTCAAGATACGCATACCATGAATATGTCCAGTTCCTGAGATACCATTCTTAATTTGGATAGCGTAGTTTGCTTTATTATCTTGACTACCTAGAATAGTATTACCTGAGATATGACAGGCAGGAAACGGTAGATAAGACGTAGGTAGGTCTGTATTATCAGGTGAATCACCAAAGATAGAATCTGTTTTAGCGTAACATCCCCATAGTATTCCTGTGTTTGTAACCCCATCGAATGTATTGTTCACAATATCACAGTCCCAACCTTGATTATAGACCCCATAACTATAAGAATCATTGTCTGTAAATCTGTTACGGAATCTAAAGGTATTATCATTGATTCGTACCTGACGAACATTAGGAGATATATCTACTCCAATATAACCTATATTATCTACTAGGTTATCGTGGATATTTACTTGAGTAGTAGAACCTGCTGTGTCTCCTACTTTGATTGCAGTACCTGGATACAATAGTTTGTTATCTCGGATTGATATCCTAGAACAGAAGCTAAGTAATTTCAATGTTGCTTCTTCAGGATATCCTGGACCATAGTATGTATTGTTATCTATAGATCCTGAGTATACCTTTTCAAAGACAACACTATAAGTAAGATCTTTGAATGTACAGTTCTTAACATGGACATTAGATACTATGTTAGCATAAATACCACGATTTAATCCATATGTTGTTACAACCGAGCTACCACCACCAGATGTAGCTGAAGAGGATGTACCTCCTGCTGTGTAGGTGTAGGTATTTGCATCTGTTACTGTAACCGTAAATGACCCTGTAATATCAGCCACTGTTATACCACCTGTAGCGTCTGCCTGAGAGATGTATACAGAATCTCCAGTAGAAAGACCATGAGCTGTTTGAGTAACTGTGACAGTAGCTGTAGAGCCGTCTGTAGCCAAGGGGGTGGAACCTACTAGCTCAGTAGTGGTTTCTCCGCTTCCTTGGAATGTCATGTTCTCAATAATGATATTCTCTAACATTGTAGTAATCTGTTGTGCTTTAGTAGTATCTGAGGTTTTTAGATTCCCTGATACGGCAGTCAATAGTTCTAAGGTACCTCCTGCAGAGTCTTTACTATAAATCTGATGGAGTTCACCATGTAGAAATCCACCACTGTTAGAGGATACATCAGCAACTCCTGTGATTTGTATCCACTCTCCTGCTGTATAATCTCCGATATTACTAATTCCTACCGTTAGGGTAGAGGAACCGATTGTTGTGTTTACGGTAAGGGTGTTATTGTCTTCAGAGCCCTCTGTACCGTAGATATGTAATAGATTAACCAGAGTATTTTCTGCTCCGTCGTATCTTAGAGTACCGTTTCTAATAACAACCCCTCCACGAGTAAGAGTCAGCTCAGATGTGATTCTATAAGTTTTACCTGCTAGATCAATAACACCGTAAGTAGAATCCAATGCTGACTGGATAGCTGTTGTATCGTCAGTGGAGTTATCTCCGGCTGCCCCATAGTCGAGGGGCGTTATGAAACCTGAGTCTAGCATTCTCAGATTAGATTTAGTTAGAG